GCAGGTTTGAATGGGTTCATTACCATACGAATTAGTTTACCGTTACAAATCCATACGTTTGCCTGTAACTCATCGACCTCTTGCATTTCTTCTGGTATGTCTACACCTTGCTCTATAAGCATGTCTACATCTACCATACCCCAATACTCAAGAACCTCAAAACGATCTACACCATGCTCTGGTGCATAGTCAGATAAGTCATCTTCCCAGTATTCTTTGTCGTAGTTTTCACCTAGTGATATTGCTTCATCAATAACTTGAGCACGAAAGTATGGACGTTTCTTTAAGCCACGCATCTGTGAACGTGACATCTTGTGTCTTTCAATTACGTACTGTGCTTCATCCATGTTGTTTGCATCTGGGTCAGGATAGAAGTTCCATACAGATACATGTGATACTTGTGGCACTGTCTTAAAGGTAGGTGAATACTCACCTGTTTCATCATCCCAACTTGCATACTCTTTGTCTACAGCAAATGGACCTTTCATTACACCAGTACCAAAGAGTGACATTTCAAATGCTGTGTTACGCAAATGCTTAGAAGCAGATGACTCATCTAACTGGTCATATATTTTCTTCTGCATTTTCTTAGCTGCAATCATTGCAGGGCTAAATGTCACAGATGTAGGTGTTGTACCTGCACCTTCTTTAACACCTTTGATTGATTCTAGTTTTTTATCTAGCTCTGGATTAAGTAACTCTTGTAATGTTTTTGATGTTGCCCCTGCAGGAAACTCTTTACCATCACCACTAAAACCATATGGTGATACTGGCTCAGACTTTTCATCTTCACGTAGTGGATCTGGTAATGCAGGATCAAATGATACATCTTCTACAATACCCTCTGGTAATTGTGTAGGATCAATACTGATTGGAAATGCATTCTTTGCAAATAGTACATCTGCAATCTGCCCATAGGCCGCAAGTGTTTTTGTTTTAGTTACCTTTATAAAGACACGAGACTTCTCAGCTTCTGTAAACTGAACCTCTGGCCCATAGATACCACGATAGTTTCTGTATGCTCTTAACCAACGTGTTTCATCTTGTCTACGATAGTCTTCTGCACGATTATACTTCTCCATAATAAATGGAATAATCTTTGACGTTTCAGCATCCACAACATCTGTATCATCTGTGTCCTCTAAAACAACTGCGTCATCTTCAATAAAGACTTCGTTATCTTCTGCCATTTACTTTTCCTTAATATCCGAATGTGCTATCTGCAACTCTCATACCCATTGATGGTGTACCATGTGGATCGTAATCAAATACACTAAACCTTGGTCTTGACATTATACCGTATCTTAGAGCATCATACAAGTGGTCTTCTGAGTGTGTATCTACATCTTCTGGATTCTTTTTATCCAAAGGTATTGCAGGTAATTGCGCTACTGTATTTACACAGTTTTCAAAGAATATCATTCTTGGTTCTTCTGTAAACTCATCTACCTGTAAACGTCTGTGTACTTCGTTCTTACCTGCTACACGTGAACCCTTTGATCTATCTGAAGGTCGCCAACGACAACCTCTCATTATCATCTGTTCAGCCAACGAAGGACCAGTATCACCACGCTTATGCCACAAAGAACTATCAAGCACTCCATACTTTATGTTTCCATCCTCTGCTTCTAGTTCAAGAACTTTGTCAGCTAAATCTGTGGCTAGTACTTTGCTTACGTATAATTCTCTGTATACTACTATTTGTTCACTTGGTGCGACAGCAAACCAAAGTACGGCACTAGAAGACCCATAGCCATAATCGCAAGCTCTAAACTTGACCCAGTTACTGGGGATACGAAAAGGTTCAACGACATGTATGTTCCTATCAAATTCTGTGAAGGCTGCACCTTCTTTAATATCCCAATCTCCATCTAGTAACTGTCTACGTTGTTGTTCTGGTAGTGACAGTAGCATGGCTTCGTAGTCACCTTGCTGTGATAGATATGGATTGTCTTTTAGTCTAGCAGGTATAAACTTACGTTTGAATAAATACTTACCTGCTTTCTCATGTCCTGCAGGATACCTTAAAGTTTCACCTGTGTCAATGTCTGTTGCCTCAAAAGATTTGTTGGGGGCAGCAGGATCAATAAACATTTTTTTAACCCAGTGATGGCCTCTACCTCCGGGGTTAGTAGTAGCCCTCATGTATACTGGAAGATCGGGTGCAGTGGACCGTAGACGAGAGCGCATGTAGTTCCATGCAAATGGTGTGGGCCATTGTGTCAATTCGTCAAAGCCTATCCAACTAAAAGCTAGACCCTGATAACGCAAGACATCATCTTCTTTATCCAGATATGACATCCACAATCTTGCGCCAGAGGGCGCAGTCCACTGCATCTTACGTTCAGACCACTTAATACCTTTCCAAATCTTAGGATACATTTCCTGTGATTTAAAGATAAGTTCCCTAAGTTCTTCTGTCGTATGCCGTAGTAGCAAACCAGAAAAGGATGGATGGCCCATGTAACGTAAAGGGTCAGCTAACATGGCGTAGCTTTTGCCACCACCTGCGCTGCCACCATATAACACTTCTCTTTCACCTGCAGCTAGGAAGGTTGTTTGTGGACCTTCATTCGGTTTAAAGATAACGTTATGTTGTTCTTCAATAGATGATGTATCTACTACTGGATCAGGTTTAGGCTGCGCTTGTGTCTTCTTTACTGGCTTCTGCTTTAGCTCCAAGTCTTTTGTTGTCGATCTCTTCCGCTTTGGCGATTGCCTTTTTCGCATAGTCTGCCCATCTGCGTAGGCTTCCAGATTTGTTTTTTCTTCTTCGCTCATTATCTAACCGTTTCCTCAAACCTACATGTGAAATACTTCTGCCAGTATTTCTTGTGAGCCAGTTAGCTACTTCACGATAGGAGTATTGTTTTAAATACTTCTGTGCTTTCATTAGCATATCTAGCTGATGTTCATTCGGTAATAGTACGTCTGGATCATCGGGGTCTACATCATACCCAAAAGGTATGGTGCGTGATATACGTGGAATAGGTATCCACTCGTTATCTTCTTTTATGTCAGTTGGTTGGGGTAACTTCCATTGCTTTAATGGTTTAGTCATATATTACTTAGCTTTATTTTTCTTTGGTCCAAGAGTCATTCCTGCAATTTTAATTGGTCTACCATATTTTACAGCCAGATTAATCATTGCAGATTGACGTTGCCTATCATTCATACGTTTTCCCATTATTTCTCTTTTTTCAGATTCAAAAGTTTTTGGCTTTGCAGGATTTTTATTTCTTGCATCAGCCATTAGCTTTCTTCTTCTTTCTGCTGCAGCAGGAGATTTAGGTTTTTTTACACCGCCACCAATTTTGTCTTTGCCTTTTATTGCTTTTACAATACCTCTTACTCTACCCATTTATTCATCCTCTTCCATTTGTTTTGGGGGCATAAGCATCACACCGCCTCTGGCTTCAACTTGTACCTTCTCAGTCTTTACAAGACCAGTACGATCAAGTAACTCTTTAGCTGCTTGCATCTTATCACGTATGCCTAGCTCAGTAGGATCGTACAATGCACCAACCATAGCCATAGCAGCTTTGGGAGCATTGCGTGATAGAAACGTTTGAGTAGCATCTATGATTTCTTCTTTTAAACTATTTACAACACTGCTTGTAGAAGTAGTATCTGAATACCCTGCAAGTTTCTTTGCTGTGAGTATATCACCACCTGCCTCTTCAAATAGTACACTAAGGAACTGTTGTTGTTGTTCTGTTAATTGTCTAGCCATTATACCATCAATTCAAAATGCGGCCCATCAATAAATGGCCGTCTTCCTTCTGATCTACGTAGGTCTACATATTCATTCATGGCTTCTTCCATTGTACCACCATAATCTACTATGTTGCCTACTGACCAAGCTGCGCCCCACTTAACAGCACAGCCAACTTCTTTTGCTGCAGCTTTCATAGCATCAGCAATATTATCGTATACATTTAATTCCCAAACTACATCTGATCCATCATATGCAACTAAGTCTACTGCATGAGAGTATCCTGAGTCTTGTA